CCAGGGGAATATTAGAACTGGTTTTTAAACTCGAATCAGATCTGCCGCTAAAACAGCTTCCCAATCAACACGTTTAATTTGTTTTAACTGCTCAAGATTGTTAAATCTTTCACCCGATAACGACATTTGAAGGTCTTTAATTTCCCTTGCGGTTTTAAGACCAATGCCCTTAATGTGATCCGCAATCATCTGGGCAGTTGCCGAGTTGATGTTTAGGCGGTTGTCAGGCGGAAAAGAACGAGGTTCGTCTTTTGCTGCTTTGTCTTTAATTTGCAGAGTCTTTACCTTTTTGGTGGCTTCCTCATCGGGAGTCAACTCTGTTTTGTAAGCAGTAAAAAGGCGACCGTCTTGGTCCTCGACCATGTACCAGTCGCCGTTGTCCCATTCACTTATAACTTTGACGCGAGTGCCAGTTTTTTTATGCTGATAAAGCATTGCTTCTGAGAGTGTCATAGAGCCAGGAATTACCTGGCCCTAGTTTAACTCAATCAGCTAACTGTGCGACCAAGAAGGTAGCCGTCAATGTCCTCGTAGCCAGCGGCTTCATCCGGCTGGATGTAGCACACTTCCACAACCAGGTAACCAGAGCGACCAGAAGTGGAGTCACCACTGGAAATGTAGAAACCGCCAGAAGTCGTCAGGCCAGTTGTAGTGCCACGGGCGAACACTTTGAAGGTGGTAGCGCCAGTCACTTGGAGGTTAACGCCGGAAGCGATAACACCAGCGGCGCCGGTAGCGGTCAAGAAGGGGTTGGTGCCGTAAGCAGCCGAACCAGCAGCGAAGAAAATTTCACCGGGCTGGGAGCCAGAGGTGGTAGAGGTCAGGTTTGCCTGAGCCACAGCCTCGCCAACGCCTGTGGAAGCCACGGGACCGCTAGAGTCACGGCAGAAGGTGATCACGTTGCCGGTAGCAGCGTAAATGCCGGAAGCAACACGACCATCACCCCAACCAGAAGCAACGGAAATGGTGGCACGGTAGACGTAAGCAGGCAGGGTGCTGTCGCCAGAAATCACCATGCCGGTGATGTCAGGGCGAGTGTCATCCTGGCGATAAGGCGAGGGAACGATCACATTACCAGTGCCAATAGCACCAGCGCCAGAAGTGGCGGTAACAGCCACATAACCACGCTGCTGGAAGTAGCGGTAGCCAGGAATGGCCAGCACCGAAGTGGGGCCGCCCTTGGAGGCGTTATTGGTGCTGTCGTCGTTGGTATCAATATTCTTGTACCAACCGTTCAGAGGTTCTGCCCAGTTGCCCGGGTAGATTTTTTTAGCAGACAAATAGGTCATTTATCTTTTCCTATGTAAGTTATGGATTTAATGATCAGGCGATTGTGCCGTCGTCTTGAACGAAGCTGTAGGCGGTGGTCACGAAGTCCTTGTTCAGGATCTCGAAGCCAGCGTACAGTTGCCAAATCAAGATGATGAAGCGGCTGAAGTCGTCATTGTTGTTGATGAGCACTTGAGCGTTCGGGCCACCGATGCCCACGCCCACGGCCTGAGGACCAAAGAAGAAGCCTTGGGCCACTTCCTTAGAAGCGTATACAGAGCCGTCATCAAACGAAGCGGTAACGTTCTTGGAGGGGAAGTTGGTGGACTCGTAGAACTTCACACCTTCAAACTGAACGCCAGTAGGCATCACAGGTTCGCCAGCCAGGAAATAGGCTTGGCCAGCCTGGGGACCCATGTAGAAGCTGGCGTTGTTGGGCATCATGGGGTTGCCCGCCATGTACATGCCTTGGCCAGGATTGCCGCTGTAACGAGCAATTTCGCGGAAGTCAGCGTCACGACGCAGGTGCATCATGAAGGTAGGGTCGCAAATGCAGCGATACAGACCATCGGCAAAGGTGGGAACGTTGCGCTTGCGCAGGTCCTTAACAACAGTCAGCAGGTCAGTCGAGACGTGGAACTGCTGAACTTCGTTTTGATATTCAGTAGCGGTGTACTTAACGCGGTTGGAAGAATCTTTAGTCTTACCGCCAGCAAAATAGTAACCGCCTTGAGTGCCAGAAGCAGCACCGTTTGCATCGGCTTTGGCGAGTTCGTCCAGGAACACGCGATCACGCCAACGGCGATAGTCGTCGAGCAGGGTCAGCGAACCAATGCTCTGGTGGAACATGTTCAGGTTGCCGGTGTCCAGCAGTAAACGCTGGGCGGTCACCAGGGTTTCACGAGCAATCTTGAAGGTGCTGGGTTGGGTCGGATCGCCCGGGTCGGCAGGACCGGTATATTCCTTAAGCACCACCAGGACTTTCTCCTTGGTGATGTTACGGCTGTTGGCGGTACCGATGGTTTGGTCGGCAATACGCTCACGGCTGTCCTTGGTACCCGGAGTACCCCAGAACTTGTAGCGATCAAGCTGAACAGTTTGGCCGGGTTGACGAGTAAAGTCGTGAACAACCACAGGCTCTACGGCCATTTCTGCAATGTATGCAGGGTGGGGGCGGTAGAGTTCCGCGCCCAGAATCTTAGGAAAGTCGTTATCAATGAACACTTTGTTTTATCCTCCAGTGTCGCGGAAGTGTTGTTAGCGGATGAAAGATTTAGACAAGTAAATGTCTTATCTAAAACAAATTTTAGCAGACAGTAAATCTAAAGATTACTTATAGTGTTTTGTTAAAACTTTGGTTTGACATGCTTAACGGTAAATATGTCAAACCAAAGAACAAACACCTTACTCCATTACAAACAATTTATTTGCAACAGTTTGAGGCTGGGCTTGATTCAGAACGCGCCAGGCATTCTGGGGGTCACGGGCCATGATGTCGTTAAAGTTGCCCCAGAAATTTTCAGGAGCTTGAGGGGCGGCGGCTGTAGGCGGAGCAGGGAGCTGGCCGAGCTGGGGCTGACCAAGAGCCTGGGTGGGATACCCACGGGTCTCAAGTTGCGCTTCGTTTTCGTACACAGGATAGGGACCTTCGGGACCAAAGAACTTCAGCGTGTAATCGCTGAGCACATCAGGGTTGGTCAAGATTTCGTTGTAAGCCAGGTTCTCCTGATGCTCATTAACGGCAAACTGTGCGTAACCCTGAATGGTATTAGCGGCGCGGTTTCCCCACGCGACGGCGCTGTCCAGCATTTGCTCCAGGTTTAGAGCGTAGTTGTTCAGCAGAGCCGGAGCTTCGATCCCGAACGCGTCCATTACCTGGCGACTGTCCTGGCTCATTCCCACCAGGTCGGCTACCTGCTCCAAGGAGATTTCCGAGGAGGTTTGGGAATAGCTGGGCGAGTATGCCTGGTTGGGAGACCAGGTCTGCGGAGCCGATTGTTGCGTAGCCTGGCTGCTGGCTTGTTGTCCGTAATTGGCCGGGGTATACGCTGTCGGCGGCTGCGAGGGTTGACCCTGGAACGGGGATTGAACTGGTGCGCTCAGCAGGTTCACCACCTTGTTGAACGCCGATTCCCAGGGGTTGCTCGCCGGGGAGTCCGCCGGTTGGTATTGGGGGGCGTACTGAGTAGGGGCTGATTGGTAGCTGGGGGCCGCCTGAGGCACCGCTTGGGGGTAGCTGGTACCCACCTGATACGCCACCGGAGCCGGAGACTGCGCCTGCGGAGCTGCCACCACGTAGCTGCTCGGTGCGACGGCTGCTGGTGCTTGGCTCGTCTGTGGGATCGATTGGACGGTAGCGTCCTGCATAACTCATCTCCTTTTGTAAGGCTTCTAAGGTGCGATACAGATATGGGGTTAAATCCAATCGCGGATCCGCAGCCATCGGTAAATCCGGTGATTGCGGGTGGGGGGTCTGCATCATTCCACCCACCAGGCGAGCGAAAGAAGAGTATGCACCCTGTAATTCGTTCACCATCCTGAACGGGAACCCCGATAGCATCGCGGCCCGCTCCTCGTCCGTTTTTGACGGAAAGAGGTATTTCAGTGCCTCAATGCTATCAACACCTAATTCTTGCAGATTTCTTACAACAATGGAGTTATTTAAAATATCTTGCGTCGAATCTTCGTAAACAGGTCCAAGCCAACGCCATTGGATAGTAACATCACCATCAGGAATTAAACCAAGAACACCAGGTGGAATTTGTTGTGTTTTAAGACAAGCCATCATTAGCTGCTTTACTTGATCTTCAAACACACCCATGGCATCTTCATAGGCAGCCTTATCTTCTTCGGTTGCAGCTTCCGGAAGTTCCAGGGGTTTTTCTAATCCTGCTGCTGCGGCCAATGTTTCACGGAATAAACGTTCTTCTTGGAAAATAATTAACTCAAAACAACGGCAGATACCGTAGGTGTAAACAGAGTTTGCTTTCTTTTTCGCAGTTGCGCTAACGCGACCAAACAAGGATTTGTATTCAGTTGCTGTAACGCCTGCAGAAATAGAAAGCTCGTCAACACCGCCAAGTGCCGTGCGAATTTCTTCTCGATATTGACGCGCAAAAGAATTCTGGTCACCAGTAATGGCATCAGGAACAAT